TATATAATTCGATTCTATTTTTTTATTATCACTTTGAATCTTTCCAACTAAATTATTTAAACTTATTAAATCATCATCATTATATTCCTTTATCATATTCTTTTTATTATCTGGTATCATCGTCATGTCAACTGTCTTATCTGTGAATTTTATTGAATCAAATGATGACCTTGTTCTTAAATAATACATTCCCGTCTTTAATCCCATCTCCCATGTATATATATGTATTGCCTTCATCATCTCTACTGTTGGTTTTTGAATATATAAATTTAAACTTTGGGAATGATCTATAAATACTTGTCGTATTGCTGATAATTGTATTATTGCCTTCTGTGGTATCTCAAACATTGTTAAATATAACTCCTTCAAAAATCTTAATCTTATCTTCTCTTCCTGATTTAAATTCTCTTCACTTATTTGTAATACTGATCCATTGTTGTTTATTATATTATTTTGCACTTCCCTGTTCCATAATTTTATCTTCTTGAATTCCTCCACCATATATTTGTTTATATCTATGTAATCTCCTGATAGTACCCTCCTCGTCTGCATATTCAACCCATACATCTCTACACTCTCTGTGTTGTCTAATATTTGGGCTGTTGATGCTGTTGGCATACACGTTAGTAATAATGCGTTCCTTAATCCATACTTTTTTATCTCCTCTATTAATTCTTCCCAACTTCCTTCCTGTCCCCATTCCTTTGGCTCTTCTGGATACAATTTAAATTCATATTTTCTTCCTGTCTCCTTCTCCTCCTCCTGCCATAAATGATATTGGAGTCTCCCTTCTGCTGCTGGTGATGTCTTGAAATTCTGATACCATCCATATTTCTTCGCCTCCTCCTTCGATGCATATAATGCATTGTAATACATACACGACCACACCTTCCAATTTACCTCCTCCACCTCTGGATTCACTTCCCTCTCCAATAAACTTTCCCTGTCATATGTTGGTGCTTCCTCCCTTATATCCACATACTTATATATCCCCTCCCCTTCATCATTCGTCCCCACCAACTTCGGTAACTTCTTCATGTTCACTACTGGTAATTCCATCTGATATATCATATCCCCGTATCCACTCACCCCCAATCCTATCGGTCTATTCATGTCATTCGACCTCTTCACCTTCTCCGATACATTTATCGTCACATCTATCACCTGATTTAACCCCACTACAAATTCTCTTACCACTTTCCCATACAACATATAATTAAACTTTTTATCCTTTACAAACGCCTTTAATGATAATGACGCTAAATTACAACATCCTGTCTGATTCTCTGGGACCGCTGGTATCATTATTTCCTGACATAAATTTGATGATCTGACTGGTCCTACGTTACTCATATTATTTTTCCTATTAACATTACACCCGTGGATTATAAATGGCATACTCTCCTTACACTGGATTTCACAAATTTGCGAAAATAATGAATCTGCTATGAATTGCCTCGAATTTATTTGCTCTGGCTCTTCTTGCCCCCCAAACTCTTTCTCATACTCCTCATATATCTTCCCCGATTTATTGTCTAATTTCCCATACTTCTTTATCTTCTCCATCGATATATATTTACTATATCTGCTCCACTTTTCCCCTTTCTCCTCATACTTCATATACTCCTCACTGAATTCTCTCCCGTGTAATAAATATAAATTCTTCGTCTGTTTTGGACAAAATACTGTCCATTTTCCTCCATTCTTGCATCTCTCCATAAATATATCTGATAACATTAATGATGTCTGTAATTGCTTCAAATCACCCATCACTTTATCCACTCCCGTTATAAATTCTGGAAAATCATAATGCATCGCTCTGAGTGATGCACATCCCGCCCCTTTCCTCCTTCCTCCCTGCTCCACATATATTGTCGAATCATCCCAGATTTTTAATAATGGCATTATCCCCTTCCCCTTCCCCTGTCTTCCTATTCCCGAATGCCTCAGCCCAGTGAAATCTACTCCCAGTCCCGCATTGTTCTTTGATCCTATCGCCCCCTCCTTTAATGTATCATATATATCTGTTAATGAATCCCCCACCGCATATATTAAACATGATGCTGGTGCCCCCTCCATGAATCCCATGTTGTATATAGTCGGACTCGCCGGAACCCCGTATTGATTCGAATATCTTAAATACATCCTCTTAATCCTCTCCCCTCTCTCTTCTTCACTACACTCCCTGCTGCAAAATAATCCAACTGCCACTCTCATCCAACACATCTGCGGTATCTCCAGTGGGTCCTGGTCTCCCGTTAGTCTGGCTAAATATGAATAATATAATGTGTTCACCGTAAAATATGACATCTCGAAATCTTTGTTATATTGCATATATGATTGTAACACTTCCATATTCTTTTCCATATACTTATTCACATCTTCCCTCAAATATACCCCAAATATTTTTATATAATCTTTTATATATATTGGACATTTTTGATAATGTTCCCACATTTTAATCGCTCCAGCTATTATTCTGTCCTTATCTGGATTGTCGTGAATTCGAAATAAATATTTTATTATTACTTTCTTCGTATCCGTCGTTTGGAGTTCTGTAAATATTAAATCACTCGAATATCCTAAATAAGTACATGTTTTTATTAACATTTGATCTGCTAAAGTTTTAGAGTCCATTTGATCAATCATTTTTTTGTATCACACATAGAGTTTTTTTTTGAATTTCAATTTTTTTTTATACCCAAAAATGATATTTTGAATTTTTTATGTCTTCTAAAAGATTCATCATGCTAACTGATTTAGATATCGAATTGGAACCCTCCAAAATTCTTATTAATTCTTCGTCTACATCATATCCTCAAGTAATATTTGGAGATATCCCTATTGATATCTCCACATTTAATTTAACTAATGATTCTATCATTGATACTATCGCCGTTTTGTGTAAAAATGAATCATACAGTTTGTATCAAGATAGAATTATATCATTAATGAATATGTACGATATGTCTATTGAAGTGATGCCTATTCATATGGAAATTTTAAGTTTACGTGATAAATTTTCAATTGAATCATTGAAAGTCTTTTATTCAATTACTAATTTTTCATATGATATATTAATTCATGATATTATCAAATATTATGGACATAGTCAATTTGCTGGTGTATACTTATACACTCTCGATAAAATTTTTGGTCCTCCCAATCAACACGACTATATTAACAGTTTATTGATATATGTCACTGATATGAATACTGGAACTGATTATCCAGGAATGATTTATATTCAAGAATATTTAGAAAAACATTATGTGACAATTTCACCATTTGCTCAAATTCCAACATATATTCATCAATATGATATTGATGTTGATAATTTACCAAAACTTACAGAAATTGATTTACCTAATCTATCAGATCAAACTATTGTTGATTTGATTATGAATAATCCAAATAATGAAATAATAATTAATGATAATATTACAGATGATGTTAAAGAGTTGTTATTGAAATATGTTAAACAAATGCCATTGGAACAAAGAGAAAATTATTTAAAGGATAGAATTGATCCAACGCAGTTAATTGACATAAGAAAAAATATAACTTTATTTAGAAGTTATGGTCCAGTCAATTCTTTTAATGATATGGATTTTTCAACTTTACTGGATGATAATGGTCAAGATGATATTGATAAAATTTATGGGGGCGCTAGAATGTTTCTAGACATGTCATTAGAAGTTGATGATGAAACTGGTGAAGTATTAAATGATTGGTTTACTGGATTTTGTAATAATTGTTTATCTAGAATTAGAACATATCATCATGCTGTTAGACAACCTAGAATTACTGGTGGATGGTTGGGTTGTTTTTGTAGTTTTAAATGTCTTCGTGAATGGATTTTTTTAGATATTGAATCTCAAAATGAAATTATTATTGATGAAAAAACTAATGAACAAACTTTAAATGAAGATGATAAAATTACAGCTGAATTACGATTAGGTATTGTTAAAATTATGGAACAAGATATGATTAAACATGGTATTTGTGATAGATCCTATGATGATTCATCGATTGGACTACTGTCTGATGATCCATTGATTGGATTATTGTCTGATGATCCAATTAATCAACCTGATTTTAATACCATCCCTATGAATTTTCAACAAAAATGATTATTTTATTCCCTTTTTTTCCCCCTATATTAAAAATGGCTTTAACACTTAGTGAATGTCTTTCAAAATTTCTTGAACAATCTTACGTTAACTCAATTATTCATGAATATGTGAGTTTAACTGAAACATTAGATACACAAGTAATCGACCAATTTAAAATAGATTATTCTCATATTATCCAGTCAATTGATTATACATCAGAAACAATTAATATAAAATTTAATAATACACAAATAGTTAAAATATGTAATAAAAATAATATAAAATATAAATTGGATTTTTGTAAAGTCAGTGATGTTGATATTATTATATCCTACCAACCAGTAGGATATTTTGAGTACACAGTGTTTAATAAATTTTTTGGATTCACTTATCCAGTTGGATTTATGAAAAACATCAACCAAAAATTAAGTAAATATTCACCATTGAAATATATGAATAATAAAGATTTGATTATATTAGTATATTTTTATAAAAAAATAGCAGATAATTATCCAGAGATATTATCAAAATTTAATAGTACTGATTTTTCCAAAAATACCAAAGTTATAATATTATATGATAATTTTGATTGTATGACCGTTAGTGAAGATGATATACACAAGATATTTATGAATCAAAAAATCAAGCTAATTAATATGAATAATTTGAAATTAATGTAAATCAATTTTGAAAAAAAATAAATAACAAAAAAATAAAAAGAAAATGAAGTTAACACAAGAACAGGAGAAGATAGTGGAATCAGATCCAAATACAAATATATGTGTGAATGCGGTTCCAGGATCAGGGAAAACATGTACAATAATACATAAAGTGATGAAAATGTTAAATCAGGAGATTGATCCAAAAAAGATAGGAATATTTACGTACAATAGATCATTAGGGAGAGAAATGAAAAGTATGTTTAAATTAAAAAAAATAAATTCAGAAATATTTGGGTGGTGTGGGACAGTTCATGCATTTTGTTATAGTATAACCGGAGTATATGATAATTTAAAAAATTGGTTGGATACAAATGATGACAGATGTGGACAAATGAAATATATAATTTACGATGAATATCAAGATGCAGATAATGATATTAAATTAGTAATAGATAGATTGAGTCAAGGAGGATATGTGTATATATTTGGGGATTATAGGCAGCAATTATATAAATTTTTAGGAGCGGATTGTAAGAATTTGGGACAGTTAAGAGAATACGAAATATATAAATTAACTCAATCTTTTCGGTGTAATATGAATATATGTAAATTTTTAACAAAATTATGTCACTGGTGGAATGTCGAGGATGTGATATATTCAACAATAGAAGGACCTAAACCATATTTATACAGATCAACGAGTAATTTAATGAATTATATACATATAATAACAAAAATTACGGAAATAGTTAATGATAATTATGAGAACAATGATATAGCGATATTATCACCAATAATAAATTCGGAAAAGATGACTAAATTTATAAATGAGATACAAAGTTGTATATTTGACAAGACTGGAATAATTTTCCAGACCAATCAGGACAATGAGATAGCAAATATGCGTAAATATGTGATATCATCAGTTCATAAATCGAAAGGATTAGAGTATGATATTGTTATTTTATTAAACGCGATCAATACATTATCATGTTTTGAGATGACAGAAGAAGGAATATGTAAATTTTTTGTGGGATGTAGTCGACCGAAAAGTCAATTACATATATTCGAGCATCATTACAATACAATGACGGGATCAATTGATTGGATAAGTCAAAATTTAGAGTTATTTGAAGTGTCAACTGATTCAATATGGAGGAAACAAATTCAAATAAGATCAGGAGGAAATATGGTTAAGTCGATTAAACCGACGATATCAGATATCCTAAAGCTAAAATCACAAGAATTACAGTATATTTTGACGGAATTATATTCAGATACAACATGTGTATCTGAATCAATGTATGATCAGATACCATTAATTGATCATAAATTTCTAAAAAAAATAATTAAATTTAAATTTAAATATATTGATGTATTTTTACCTCAACAATATATATCATATAACCATTGGTGTCAATTAGTAGATAATATACCATTGACTCAACTGATTGAATTGATGCAAACAATATTTGATTGTAATGTGAATAAAATAAGTAGGAAATATAATGATAAAAACATGTGGGTGGAAGTATTTACAGAGCGTGGTGTAATTAATATTACTCATCATTATATAGTTAGTGATTGTATATTTAATATATATATAAAAAATATAAAAGTATTTCATGAATATTATAAATCAATGTCATTTGATTTGAATATTTCAAATATTCAGAAACTCTGGTTCATGTATAAATTCAATAAATTAATGAATTATAAATTAATAAAATTTAAAAATTTACCTGAACCAAATTATGATGAAATTGTAAAGTATCTTAATAATTTAAAAATAAATGATACTATAAATCCAATTAAAAGTTCAGAACATGTTGATATGTATTTAAGTAATGGAATATTAAATTTCGAATATTTTCAAGATCAACCAGAAGATGAATTATGGTATAAATTAATTTTAGAAAGCGATACAAATCATACTAATTTATATATTTTTAATTTGTATGATTCTGTTATATACAAAAAAATTAAAGTTTAAAATTATTTAAAAAAATATTTTTTTTTTAAATAAATGTCAGATTATTCTTATTATATTTATCTAGAATTAATTGAATGTTGTTATTATAATAATTCTTTGTTGACTTCTATTGATGATAATGTTGAATTAACTGTGTTGTATGATTCTAACATATATAATGTCCTTAATACTATTGACAACCGATTAACATCTTGTTGT